CCCAGTGGACGCAGGTGGTTATTATGGCGTTGGCATTGACCTAGACGGACAACTTAGAAACGAAGGTCAATACATCTCCAAATATCGTGAGATGGCAATGCACCCTGAAATTGAACAGGCTGTAGAGGATATCTGTAACGAGGCGATTGTTCACGGTAAAGAAAGATTTCCGATCTCTGTATCCATCGATAACAAGGGTGTTTCGGATGAGGTCAAAGATTCTATCTTCAAAGAAATGAATTACATTCTTAGGCTTCTTGATTTCAACAATCGAGGGTTTGAAGTTTTTAGACGATGGTATGTTGATGGTAAAGGATACTATCACATGATTACCGATCCTAAAAATCCTAGAAAGGGAATCATTGAAATGCGTCCTATCGATGCTGCCAAAATTAAGAAGGTGGCTAAGGTAGAAAAGGACGTTGATAAAGAAACTGGTGCTAAGAAAATCAAAGGTGTTAGAGAGGTTTATCTTTATAGAGAAAAACCTGATCAAGTAAGAGGTAAATCAAAAAATATTATTGGCAAAATTTTAGATTTTATAAGTAGTATTTTTGATGCAATTACTGGTGCAGGCTTTAGAACACCTCTTGGTGTTTTAGAAGATATTAAAACAGGCAAAATTGGTCAAAGACAACGAGGTGAAATAAGGTCCAATAAAGATATACTTGCAGAAGAGGCACGGGGAGACGTACCCGTTGTAGATTTAAAGTTTAGTGTTGATAGAGAAAAGATAGAACGAGAATTATCTGCAGCTCGTTCAGAACTTTACAATGCTGAAAGTGTTCTTAGAGCTGATGGCAATAGAGTTGGTCGTAGAACTTACAATGCTTTATATAAAAGATATCAAGATGCCAATAATAAAGTAATTTATTTGGAGTCTGAGCTAGAGAAAATACCTAGAGACCCTCAACAATTATTTATGAGATTTTCTAGAGGCACAATAAGTCCAATAGAAATATTTGGTGATGGTGAAATAGAACAAACAATAGAAAGAGCATATAAAGATAATGGCAAGCAGTTAACAGGTAAACAAATAGAAGATATAGCAAGTCAGTTTGGATTAAGACCTAGTCCAAAAAGAAAATGGGTAGGCACAAAAGAACTAGAAGAATCTATAAAAGATGGTTTAGCACAGGGGTATGACCCATTTTGGTATGAGAGATGGGCACAAATTACAGAGGATATTGGTGAGGCTAATATCAATGAATTTTCTGGAGTTTTTGGAATAACTTCTGAACAAGCTAAACCAGAAAAAAATCTACAAGATACCCTAAGAACTATGATTATAGCTAGACGGGTAGACCCAGATAAAAATCCTAAACAATTTGTTGAAGAACTTAGACAAGCAAATGTAGGAAATAAAAATACTGCAAGGTTAGAACGTATATTAAGTTTTTATAATCTAGGTATTTTAAAAAGATCAGGAGAAACAGGTCAAAAAACTGCTACGTATGCTTTAGAAATTCAAAGAGCTGCACGTAATATGTTTACTCCATTTACTGTAATAGATAGGCATATGTTAAGGAAGTTTGGTATAGATGCAGAAAAAGCGGGTCAAAAAGAATATCGGATACTGCAAGCTTTGATGGGTAACATTGCAAAAAATAAAGGCAATAATTTTAAATCTAAAGATGGCACACCTTTAAATATAAGTTTACCTCGTCAAATACAAGCAGTGATTTGGGCACAGCAAAGATATTCTGGAGCAACAAGAATAGATAACGAAGGTTCTTATGAAACATCTAGGCAAGCATCTGCAAAAGAGCTATCAGAAATAAATCAAATGAAAATAGATGGTAGTTTTAGTAGTAGCAGACCTTTAAATGGTAAGTTTATTTACGAACCAGAATACTCTAATAACTTAAAAACAGACCCAATGAGTACTGAGGTAAGTAAAGATTTATACAACGTTACCATGAATAATAGTCCAGTGTTAGCACTTGAGCTTAAACCAGGAGTTAATAGAGGGTACTTGCCAAGAACTGCAACAATAGACCAACGACCTTTATCTTTTGCAGATTTTAGAAACTTTCAATTAGATGTTTTAAAAAGTATAACAGATGGTAATCAAATAAGATTTTTACAAAAGTTAGGTATACCACATAGAGTTACTGAATCTGTAGGTTCATTTGAAGATGGGGGTGCTGTGCCTAACGTACTTGTACAGTTTCCTAATTCTACTGATACAGAAATAAAAGACATAGGTAGACTTTTAGCTGATGCTCAACTGCAAGATGCTTTTGTATTTTTTAAACCTGTAACTAGAGGCAAACAATCAACTGGTTTAATCTTTGTTAAAGAAGATAATAGCTTGCTAACACAAACTGAACTAAATGAATTAGTAAGGGACATGAAAAATATAAATCCAGATTTTGATTTTACATTATTGGCAGGTAAACAAGTTGGTCCTATGATCTTAGACCCTGCATCTTTTGACCCAGAAGTTGAATATGATTCTACAAACTTTAATAATTTTATAAGAGAATTAGTATTACTAGCAGAGAAGAAACGTTATAATGTAAAGAACTTTAATGGTGATACAGATTACATAAGTTATGAAAGACAAGAAGGTACAAACAAGGGAGGATACTCTCAAGCTCTTGAAAGAATTAGGAGTAGAAGAGGTGGATTCGACACATCCAGTTTACAAAGAGAAGCCCTTTCTTCTCTTTACATCCCCATCTACAAAAAGTACCAAGAGTTCACAGGACAACTAGACGATTTCGTTTTACCTCCACCCCCATATACTTCAGAAGATAGTGCCATTGGACCTATTGGCAGTATAGGTTTAAAAGCAGCAGAGGCAAAAGCTAGAGCAATAAAAGATAGAGAAGACTTATCTCCTTACTCTATACCTAAATTTAACGAGAACGCAAATCCTTTAGCACTGGCTATAGCTTATGATTACCAAGATGGCAAGATTACAGATGATGATTTACCTCCTCTAGATTTAAAATATTCTAGAACTACAAGCGTCATGCCAGAAAAGTATAAAGAGCTTTCTAAGAAAGTTGGCGAGACTCCTATAGAAGAAAATAAAACTTTTGGAGAAGCTGTATTAAATTCATTTGCTTTTAGTAAAGGTGATAATGCACCAAGTTTTCTAGAAAGAATTTATAGAGCAGCAGTTGATAGGCTTGCTTTTGTAGAGAAGGGTATTAAACAGTCAGTAGATGAACTAAGAGAGCAAGGAGATTTTGCTGCAGCAGAAGCAGAAAACTGGGCATACTCTGGAGCAATACAGGCATTACGTCATGCTGATAAAGCAAATCAAATTACAGCACAGATAATGACAAAAGGTGTGCCTACAATAAAAAGAGGTGATAAGGATTTAGGGTTAACTACTGTCATACCTTTTAGACATGGAGGTCTAGTGGATATCCTTGCACCTTTATCTAATGACCCAAGTTTATTACATGAAGGACAATATATAGGTGAACAATTATTTAAAATATTAGCTGTTAGCAGTAGATCATCTGTATTAAATGAGCAAGGAAAAGAAGTTCCTGTTAATGAAAAGGACATACAAAAAGCTCAAGAAATTAGAACTGATTATCCTGTGGTAGCTAAAGTATATGATCAGTTTCAAGAGTTTAACAATGCGATAATACAATATGGAGTTGACACTGGTCTTATTGAGGGTGCAAGAGACCCTATAGATTTAGCAAAAGATATAGATGCAGCAGCTAAAAAATTTAATATTGACGGGTTAAAGTTTAATGCTCTAAAAGAACTAGGCTTACAAGACTTAATACCTATAGCTCAGAATCTAAATGCACAATTAGCAAGTGAAAAAGATTTTGAAAATATAAGAATAAAATCAATAGCAGAAATCTGGGTTGAAAATTCAGCTTACTATCCTTTTTACAGAAAGATGGTAGATGATTCTATAGCTGGTCCAAACATAGCTTCAGGCTCATTAGTAGGGAATCCTATGAATATTCGTCTAAAAGGCAGCCAGGAGGCACTAGAACCTGCACCAATAGATGTAATATTTAGAAACATACAAGCGATTGTTAATGCAGGTGCAAAGAATGAAGGTGTGCAAAGACTTATGGAGTTGCATAGAAA